TTTATGAGTTTGAGCCGCGTTATCACGGCATCGACTATCTTTTGCCGTTTGCTGTCGCCCATCGTTATTTCAAATACAGCACCGAGTCGCCGGTGCCCGTTCGCTCGACCTTCATGACCGTGTAGGTCACCGCGTTGATGGTGACGGTCGTCGTGCCTGCGTCCATCCCGGTGATGTCCGCCGTGCGGATCATCAGCGTCGGCCGCTGTGCGTCGATGTCGACGCCGTAGGCGTTGGTGCCGTCGGTCGCCGCAGTAAAGATGCCCTTTTTGCCCGTGATGGTCGGCGACGCGAACGTGACGGAGACGCCCATGGCGTCATACAGTGCGTTCATGTCCGCGTCGGCGATCATTTTTTGCTCTTTTTTGCCGGCTTTACCGGCTTTGTCTCAGCGGCTTGATCGTTCACAAGCAACTCAGCCGCTCCGTTGGCGATGTACCTGTCCGCCCAAACCGACGGCAGCTCGGCGACGGCGCCGGGAGCGAGGATGGCCCCGCCCCTCGGATTGCCGACGCGTCGCAAAATACGCACTTGTTTGGTCTCGGACATTAACCTCTCCTAAACGTAGAGCAACTGGTTGAATCCGCGATCTGTCGCCGACGCCGGACTGGTTTCGCCCTTGGCCAGAATACAGAACACGTTGGCATAGGTTCCGGTCGAACCGTTGCCGCCCGTGAACGTCAGGTCCTGATACCGCTTGCGGCTGCCGCCCAATTTGACGTGAACGCCAAAGAACGTATCGTCAGCGGTCGCACTCGGCAGCGTGGCCGGGCTGACGCTGAAATCCGCACCGGTGATGTCGGCTGCTCCGCTCATGCCCGAGTCATCGGATTCGGTCAGTTTGAGGGCCGCAGCGGCGATATCCATTGCGCCGAACTGCACAACCCACAACGCCTCATCCCATCCCTTGGTGTCGACGGTCGCCGTGGTAAACGCCGCATCATCGACGAGAGCCCCCGGCGACGTGACCTTGACGATCTTGATATCTTGAAGTCTTTGCATTTTGGTTTCCTCTGAAAGATTGTTGAAGGGCGGGGATCTCACCCGCCCGGATTCGTCTGTGGCCTCGCTTACGATGCCGCCGTGATCAGTCCGACGATCGATCCCGGCACCTGGCTGGCGGCCGTGGCGTTGGCATTGCCGACGTCATGGACATTGATGTCAAACCGCTGAGTGCCCTTGATCTCGATCTGGTCGTAAGCAAACCGGCTATGTTCGCTGGTCGAGATGGTAACGTCGCGGCGAGTGCCGAGCGATGCCGCCATCGAAAGGTCGCCGAGCAATGCACAGACCTGGCTGTTTGCCTCGGCCTTCGGCATCACCTGCGTAAAGACGACGCGATAGCCCATGAATCTCTGCTGACGTGCATCCTCGACCTCAGCCGCGGTCACACCGCCGCTTGCGAGCATCGCCTTGACCATCACGTTCCAGTAGAACGAACGATGGACGTACCACGCAGCGGCGTCGCTGTCGGCATATTCCGGCAGGCGGGCGACAACGCCCTCGAAGTCGGCGAGGACGATCTCGCTGTAAGCGTTGCCCGTCGCGACCTGCAGACCGGCGATGTATGAAATCGTGCCCGACAGTCCTTTGAGCTTTTCGCGGGCACCGATGATGCCGCCATAGGTCGAACTGCCGTCACCGTTGAAACCGCACTCGTCCTCTTTTTTGGCGAACGAGTAAGCGATATCGTTGGCGACCGAATCGCCGACGCTGATGGCCGAATCTTCATTGAGTTCGCTCGAGATGCGGGCGAGCACGATCAGCTTTTTGGCCGACAGGCTGACCTGATCCCATGTCGAGGTCGATTCGGTCGCGGCCTCGGCCTCATTGGCAAAATATGCGGTCAATCCGCCGGTCTGACGCGGATCGGTACGGTCGCTTGACGACATCGTGACGATCTTGGCGTTCTGGCGAAACACGCCATACTTTTCGCGAAGCAGGATCAGATCGGTGCCAAACTCTTCGGGCACCAGATATCCGCCGTTCTCGTTCTGCCCCTCGGCAAACGAACGCACGATACCCTGATCGAGGCAGAAGCGGCGAGCCGATTCCTTGGTGCCTTCGCGGCCGGCGATAGCGGCGATCCACTGACCAAAACGGTACGCTTTCTCAGCGTTGCCGCCGAATCCGCGGACAGTGCCGTGCTGTGGCAATGACCGGGCGAGCTGAACAACGCCGCGATTTTCGATCGTCGCCTGCTGTTCCGGTGCGATCGGTGCCGGGGCCGTTGCCGATGACGTTAGGGTTTGGCGGATCGCTGTCCGAACGTCGTCGAGGGTTACGTCGGGGCTCGCGGCCAGCATCTGGCGGGCAAGATCGCCTTTGCCGAAAATTTCAGCAAACTTGACGATGCCCTCGCCACGCTGTGCAGCGTCGACCTCAGCGATACGCTGGGCCGGTGTATTTACAACCGGAGTGCCCGGCGTTGTTTCGATAGGATTTTCCATTTTTGTCTCCGTGTTGTTTGAAATTGCACTATGTCGTGCGTCTGAAAATTGAGTAGCGTTATCGAGCGACCGTCCAACGCCGACGCTGATGTCGGCCGGGACAGAAACGAGGCTGATCTCGAACGGTTCCCAATCGTCGCAGCGATAGGTCGTCACGTCGTCCTTTTGGCTGTCGACGTGGAGTTCGTAGATCATGAAACCGACTGAAACGAAACGCTTGATGCCGTCGCGGACATCCTGAAAGGCCTCTTCACCGGCCTCGGATCGCGAAAAGCGGGCGTCGCCGCGGATGATGCCGTCGGTATCAAAACTGAAATTTTCGACAATGCCGATCTGTTCGCATCGGTCGTGGTCAGAAAGCAATGCAAGCCCCTGATCCATCCGGGCAGTACGCACGGCGGCGGGCTTGGTCGTCAGAATGAGCGGACCCATCCAGTGGTCGACCGGTGCGTCGGACGCGAAAGCGACCCTCACCGTGCGCGAGTCGGGATCGACATTCATCCCCTCGCGGGTGATGGCCATCGTGCGGCGGACGGGCGTTCGGGTAAGCTGCTCGCGTATCTGTTCGGGCGTGGCCGAACGAAGATCGGGCAATCCGACCGTATCCGGGCGAACGGTGTCGATAGTAATGGTCGAATCTGCCATAGACTGCGCGGCCTGTGAGCCAAGAAAAGTCTATGAAGTTTTGGGCGGGGTTATTTTTTTGGGTAACAAAACCTAGCGGCTATCGTGTGGTGTCGTCAGCGACAGCCGCTAGATGTGGTGTGTCAGGCCTCGGCGGGCGGCGGATCGCCGGCCGCGTTGGTGTCGGACGACACCGCCGGGCCTGTCTCGGTATAGATCGCGTCGATGTCGATGCCGTACTGGGCGGCGAGTTCCTTGTCGGCCCGCCACTGCTGCAGATAGTCGCTGTAGTCGATGCCCTGTTCGCCGAGTATCTGGCTTGGCGTTGCGAGGCGATATTTGAGCCGTTCCTTATCGGCCGTGACGTCTTTGGTCGGGTCGATATATTTCCACCCTCGCGGTTTCCATTGCGGATTCATGATCTCGTCGAGATCGCGGGGCGAGGTCACGGTCACCTTGCCCATCAAGATCGCCCGTTTGATCCACGCCTGATACACACGGCGATGGAGCGTGGTCGCGACAAAATCCTGCAAGGCACGCCAGACGTCGCGCGACTCGTCGAGGCCGACACGGGACGAACTGAAATTGACCGCTTCCATATCGCCCGCCAGTGAAAAATACGGCAGGTCGAGTGCGGCGGCCAGACCCATCAGCACGGTTTTGGCGAACGCCGGATGGTTCTGTGTCGGCTGTTTCGGGTCGAGCTGGTTCATTTTCATGCCCTGGGGCAAAAGGTTGACTGCCAGCGACGAAACGTCGATGACCGGATCGATCGCCTCGCCATTATCATCGGTCGGGCCTGTCCACTCGTCGCCGTCCGTCACGGCCGACTCGAGAAAGATCGGTATGTTCGAGTAAAAACGGGCTGACTGAATGACACCGTCGGCATAGCCGCGATAATTTTTGGCGTCGAGCAGTGCCGCGTGAAACCACGTCACACCGCGCGTCTGCGTTTCGTCATCGTAAACTAAAAACCCGTGTATGAACTGATCGGCCGGCATCCGCGTCCGGGTGCGTTCGCGTCGCTGAGTATAGTTCATTTCACTCGCCGGCGTGGTCAGCCAGTAAGCGACGGGGCGATCATTGGCGTCGACCTCAACGGACATGATCACGCGATTGCCGTTGGGCCGCGTTTCGTTGAATGTCTCGTCGAGCCAGTTGACGTCCCATACTTTCAGCGACAGCCCGAAATCGCGGTCGGTCTCGACCATCTGGACCAGAAACTCGCCGTCGATCGCGAGACGCGTGACGACGAGACGCTGCACGGCCCGCCAGTCGAGTTTGCCGGACAGGGTGCACGTCTCAGCGTGCGACCATTCCCAAAATCGCTGCTCGACCATTTGGTTGAGTTTGACGTTTGGCTGGCCGTTGGCACGCATCGCCTGGCATTGCAACTGGATGCCTTTCGGCCCAATTATGTTTGACCGGGCGAGTGAGAGAAACTTTTTGATGTGGCCGTCATCACGGGCCGCTTGCCGGGCACGGGCACGCAGGGCGGCCAGCGACAGGCGGATCTCATAATTCGCACCGGTCGGCGAAACGCCCCAGTTTGCGTTGCCGCGGGTCACGCGGGCGGCACCATACGACCGCCAACCGCCCTTACGCGGCGGCCCGGATGATCCGGCCGTTTCGGATCCGAAAATAGCGTCATACACGCGCTCGGCAAACTTCTTTTTAGGCTCTTTATTCATCATTAAACCTCACACCAAACGTCGTCATCAAACTACCGCCGGCCGCGACCCGCTCTTTGGCCGCTTCCTGAGCGACGATGGTCGCCCAATATTTACGCTGTGACATCAGCTCGGATTTGTCCGACCGTTTGACCCGACGCGAACCGGCGGGCGTCGTGATCTCTTCTTCGATGGTGTCGCTCGTGGCAAAGGCGAGCAGTGCCGCGTCGATCGTATCAAGAGCGATCTTTGCCGCCGAACGCGTTTCGACCGCTGCGGTCGATGTCGGGTCGAACCGTTTGATAATGCGGGTGCGTCCTTCGCCGATCAGTATCTTGTTGGTCGAGTCGGCCGCCTCGGTCAACCACGCCTGCCATTTGTACACGCCGGCGACGGTCACATCGTCGGTCTTGGATGCCGGGACCGTGATGGCAAATGTGTCGCCGTCAGCCGTGACCTCGACGCCCCATTCGGCGTTAAATCCGACGCCGGGGCCGCGAAAGTAATAGTTAAGCTGCCACAATGACGCCGGATAATCGGCATACGCGCGGGTCCACGAAACCTCTTCATAGGTTGTGATCTGTGTTGGTTCGATCGTTCGTACTGGTGCTGTCATGGTTTGTACCCCGCAAATGGATTATTGACCACCTTAAATTTCTTTCGTCGGGCCTCGGGCGTCGTCGCCGGCGGTGGCGGCGGTGTATCGTCAGGCTGGCCGCCCGGTGACACAGGCGGTTCCGGCTCGCGATCGGCGACCGATGCGTGCTGCAAACGCCGTCGGGCGATCCTGTCAAAATTCGGGTTTAGTTTGACGCGGGCGGCCGTCGCGTAGACGCGCAGATCGAGTGCCTCGTTACGGGCACCGGCCGAGACCTTTTCATAAACGCTGACGTTATTGCCGTTGCGAAACTTGGTCACCTTACGCTCGCTGCACAGTTGTTTGAGATACGCCTCGTCATACTCGGGCCGACGCGGAAAGTGGCAATAGCCGGGGCCGTGCTCGGTGATCCGCAGATGCGAGAATATCTCGTCCTTGGCGGCGGTCGTGCCGACCGGAAACATCCGCACGCGTCCGCCGTGGCCGGGCAGGCGGCACTCGACCCACGTCGCTTTGCCGGTGATCGGTTTATGCGGGTCGGGCATACCCTTGCAGGCGAACCAGTGCCGGGCGGCGTTCATTTTGACAAAGCGATAGACCATCTGCGCGTGATAGCCCGAGTCGATGAACGCACAGGCGACGCGGTGCTCGCCGGTCTCGCCGGTGTAAACGGCGGTCAGAACGGCGGTCAGTTCGTCCCACACGGCGAGTTGGCCGGGATCGCCGTCGATGACGCCGATGCGGATCGACCACGATTCGTTGTCGCGGCCCCATCCGACGATCTCGTATTCGAGACGGTCGCCCTGGACGTCGACGCCGGCGGTCAGCAGCAGAACGCCCGACGGCACCTCGGCGGCATAATCCTCGCGGTTTAGCGTCAGGTCGCCGTAATCGATCTTTTCGTAAGGACGCCACGGTTCGCCGAGAGCGGTGTTGACCCACACCTGCATCTGCGGCGAGCCGGGCCCGTGGCTGCGTGCTTCGAGAAAGTCCTTGACCATTCGCCGCCAATGAACGAACGGCGAGTAAAGCTGGTTGATCTTAAACGAGCGGACCTGCGGATCGGCCGGGTGTTCGGGCCAGAAAGGCTGATCGAGGTCGGCGTCCTTGACCCACCGGCCGCGTTCGAGCATTTCCTGCAGGTCGTCGTATTCGAGCTCGACGCCGCAATGCGGACACGCCATCACGGCCAGATCGGGGTCGTCATCCCAGTGGACGTTGGCCCACTGCAGCAGTTGAAACGTATCGCACGACGGGCACGGCACCCAGTATTGACACTTGTCACCGCGCAGAAAGTCAGCCTCGATATCCGACGGGTCGTCGGCCTGACGCGGCGTCGACACCTTGCCGATCTTTTCAAAGCCGTCGTAGGTTTTGGTGCGGGCCTCGCCGAGTTTGACGGCGTCGCCCTCGGACGTGTTCTTGTATGCGGCTTTTTCGTCGCACAGCAGCACGCGGATCGGACGAGACGAGAGTTCGGACGGTGACGTCGCCCAAAAGCCGAAAAACTGGCCGCCCGGAAAGCGTTTTACACGCTGGTTATTGTCCTCGTCGGCGGTCTTGACGAGCGACTTGAGCGACGGCGTCGCGTTGACCATCGAGTCAAACGATTCGATCATCCAGGCCCGCGTTTTATCTTCTTTTTCGGCAATATATGCGATCTCTGTCGCGTCAACCTCGATGTAATAGCCGACGACGTTGGCCAATATCTCGGAACCGCCGACCTGGGCTGATTTTTGAAACACGACTTCGCGGACATCGGGGTCGGAGAACGCATCCATTATCTCGACCGCGAACGGAGCGGTGCGGTTCGACCAGCGGCCTTTATTGGCTCCGCGATCGACATAGCGGTTTGCCTCGGCCCACGCGGACACGCTCATAGTGCCGGACGGGATCGCCCGCCGGATGGCCTCGGAAACTACTTTGTGTGCAAGTGCGGTCGTCATCGTTTGACCGTCGGCACGAATGCCGCGTCGTTCTCTCGCAATTTGGCGAACACCTTGTCAGTGTCGGCCTTTAGGATCCGCGTCACTTCGGCGACGGTCTTGGCCTTGGCCAGCCGGCTGCCGAGACGTTTGGGCTGCATCTGGGTCGACTCTTTGTAAAGCCGCGTAAATATCGCCTGGACACGGTCCATGACGTCGGCGATATCGACGACCTCGCCGCGGGCCTGGGCTAGTTTTAGCTCTTTGGTCTCGGCGTCGGCACGCAAAACGCGAATCCGGGCCGCATCGATCTCGTCCTTGGCCGCCTTGATCGCAAACTCGACGTCGCTGTCGAACCAGTAGAGCTGATTTTTGGCGGTCGATGTTTCGTGCGGCTGATAGCCGAGATTATCGAGCCGTGCCGCGACCGTCTGCCGGTGCATACGAAGCCGCTCCGCGATCTGTGTGATCGGGAGCAGTTGGCCTTGCGGCGGTTTGGCTTTTGCGGCTGTCTTTGCCATTTATCGTCGGGTCGCCAGTGCGAACCGTATGCCGGCGGCAATGTTCTGCCGCAAATTGTCTTTGACCGCCTTTTCGATCGGTTCGTAAAAGGTCGACTGTCGTTTGATCTTGACCGACGACTCGAGGCCGTAGAGCACGATCAGGCCCTTGCGTTTGCCCCGCTTGAGACGCTGGGCGAGCACGACGCCATGCTTGGTCTGGAGTTTGAACGCCTTGGCCGCGAGCCCCTTTGGCCGCTGGCCGCGAGGTATGATCATCCGCTTATTGCGGCGGACCTGGTCGGTCCCCTCCTTGCCCAGGAGGATTGCGACCATCGCATAGAGCTGCTGGTCACTTACGGGTGCGAGGTCCCCGCTTGTCTGGCCGTTTGCCAGCTCCTGTGCCGGTGCCCCGCTTTGCCGTTCGTTGGCCATCCAGATGCACGCCACGCGCATGTTGACCGGCCGCACGATGCTCACGATTACGGCGGCTTGGAACTCGGCCGGTACGGTGATCTTCGGCATTCCGAGGATCTCCAGGTTGGAGTACGTCAGGGCGTGAAGTGTCCGCATCACTGTGCGGATCTGGTCGCGTCTCCACGGCGTTTCGCTTGTCAGTAGCCGGAAGTCGCTTTCGCTGATCCCCACGGCGTCGAAGTCCCCCTGGGTGAAGTCCGGCATGTGCTTCAACAGCCCCATCGCTGTTGCCACGTTTAGATTGAACATTCTTAGTCCCTTTCTGTTTCACAACGTCTGGTTGTGGTTCTCTTGCTAAGTCTGTCAGTATACGCACGATTGTTTGTCGTGCTCGCTTCTCCTCTGTCGTCAGTACGAACCGGTAACTGTTCAGTGTGCGGAGCAAAAACAACGCCTGTTCCCGGTTCAAGATTCTCGCTTTCATCTCCCATCCTCCTTCAAAACATCACGCCGTTAGGCGTGTCTGCCTTCCTGGCGAAGGATGGGGGCGGCTGTGTCAAGGCCGCGTAGCGCCCGAAGGGCTTGGCCTTTACACAGACGGGGGCGAAGCCCCCTCTTTCTCTCCTTACTCTACAACTCTTAGTTGTTTCGCGGCTGCTCATTATCGCGACCCAGCTAGTTTAACGCGACGTCTAGGGCCTGACTCAGCGCTATCAGTATTCCCTGTAGCTGCTTCTTGCTCAGTGCCCTGTCGCGGTTCGCTAGCATTCGGGTCGCGGCCTCGATTTGCAGCCGCAAGTCTGCGAGTTTGTTCAGCAGTAACACTCGTTGGTAGGAGGTAATCTGCTGTTGTTGATCGTCCATTGAAGCCTGCCTTGTCTGGGAAGTACTTCCTTTCAATCCGTTTCGTGGTCGCGGTTAGTGCGCTCCACGTCTTGTTAAATTCTGCCGTGTCGACGAAGTCCGGCATCGCTGTAGTGGTAGAACTCTGCG